AAAGGTTAGATAATGGCCGGTAGAGGCTTATATGCTAACATTCACGCTAAAAGAAAGCGTGGAGGTAAGATGCGAAAGAAAGGTGCAAAAGGTGCACCAAAAGCATCTGACTTTAAAAGAGCAAAACAAACAGCGAGATCTTAATGGCAAAACTTTGTCCAAAAGGAAAAGCAGCAGCGAAGCGAAAATTCAAAGTGTACCCAAGCGCATATGCGAACATGTACGCTTCTGGAGTTTGTTCTGGTAAAATTACACCCGGTGGTAAAAAAGATAGAAAAAAAGCTATGGGTGGCGGTATGATCAGACCAATGTATAGAGCAGGCGGTTCTGTTAAAACTAGTTGTGGCAAAGTAATGTCAAATAAGAGAAAGACAACAAAGGTCTACTAATGGCCAAAAAAGGCTTAAGAGCATGGGTAAAAGAGAATTGGGTCGATATTGCAAACAAGCGATCAGATGGCTCATACCCGAAATGTGGTCGGAGTGGTGGAGAAAAAAGAAAAAATTATCCAAAATGCGTGCCCATTGCAAAAGCAAGACGGATGTCCAAAGGGCAGCGTGCGGGTGCCGTAAGAAGAAAACAACAGAAATCAAACACTGGCCCGACACCGAGTAGAGCTGCAACGTTTGCACCAAAAAGAAAAAAAATGAGTATGGGAGGTTTAGTTTAATGAGTAAAGGAACTATGCCTGCTAGAAATAAAAAAAACTTTAGACCTACAAAGTCTGGAGCAGGCATGACCCGAGCCGGTGTCGCTGCCTATAGAAGATTAAATCCCGGCTCCAAACTAAAAACAGCCGTGACAGGAAAAGTGAAGCCTGGATCAAAAGCTGCTAAACGCAGAAAATCATACTGCGCAAGATCACTCGGACAATTAAAACGAGCATCAGCTAAAACAAGAAATGATCCAAATTCCAGAATCCGTCAGGCAAGACGGAGATGGAAATGTTGAGAGACGCAATAATACAAGCATTAGAAGATAGGTATAACGCAAAAATTTCCGAAGCAGACGCTACTATAAAAATTTATCTTGAAAAACCTGTAGGTATAGGTGAACATCCACAACATCTAGATGAAATAGATAAACTTTTACAAAACATTGTTGATGCGCAGGAAAAACTAAACGAGCTACAACACTTTAAACTATAAGGAGTAAATATGAAAAAAGCCAAAGCTAAAATAAAAAAAGTGATAAAAGGGTTAGGCAAAGCAGTCAAAGCCCACACTAAACAAAAGAAAATGTTACAAGGAGCAATACGTGGCGGATCCAAAAAAGGGAACAGGTAAAAAACCTAAAGGGTCTGACAGGAGACTCTATACAGACGAAAACCCGAGGGACACAGTCGGAATTAAATTTGCAACACCTGCAGATGCGAGAGCAACTGTTGCAAAAGTTAAACGTGTAAACAAACCCTTTGCACGTAAGATACAGATATTAACAGTAATGGAACAACGAGCTAAAGTTATGGGTAAAAGTAAAGTTGTAGCTATTGCTAAAAAAGGAAAGGAAGCAATCAGAAGAGGTAGAAAGTAATGGAACTATTTGAACATTTTATAAAAATAATAAAACAAAGAAGAGAAGACGTTAAAGAATTAATGGCCAGCGGAGCTATTGACAGTATGGAAAGATATCAGTATATGTTAGGTCAAGTAAGAACTTACGAAAGTTTATTACAGGAAATATCCACCCTGCTAAACAAAAAGGAGCAAAATGACAGTAAAGGAACAATTATCAGCATCAAAACAAAAAATAATAACACCAAATAAAAATCTTGTTGGTGTTGAACAGCCAAAGAAAAAAGAGATTAGTGAAGAATCAAAACTACCTGAACCTACAGGTTGGAGAATTTTAGTTTTACCTTTTAAGCAAAAAGAAAAAACAAAAGGTGGAATAATACTAGCAGATGAAACAGTTGAACGATCACAAGTAGCATCAACTTGTGGTTTAGTTTTAAGAATGGGTCCACACTGCTATGATAAAGAAAGATATCCAGAAGGACCCTGGTGTAAAAAAGGTGATTGGATTATCTTTGCAAGATATGCCGGATCACGAATTAAAATAGATGGGGGTGAGATAAGACTTCTCAATGATGATGAAGTTTTAGCAACCGTGGAAAACCCTGAAGATATTTTCCACGAATTTTAATAACCATAGGAGAAACTATGCAACAAGAAGACAAATCAGTTGATATTGATACATCCGGTCCAGATGTTGAAGTAGAACTGCCACAAGAAAAAAAAGAAAACGAAAAAGAAGAAGTCGTTGTAGAACAAGCGACGGAGGACAACAAAAATGAAAAACAACCTGAAACAAAACTTGAAGACGGTGGTGTCGCCGGTGACTCATCTGAGAAACCTGTGGAGCAGCCTGTTGTTCAAGAAGATAATAAACAAAAAAGTGAAGGTAAGGAAGCTGAAGAATATTCTGAAGGAGTTAAGAAAAGAATAGCTAAGCTTACTAAAAAAATGCGAGAAGCAGAAAGGCAAAGAGAAGAAGCTTTGCGTTATGCTGAAAGCGTTAAAAAAGAAAGAGATGAGTTTAAGACTCAAGCTAATACTCTAGACAAAGACTATACAACAGAAATGGAGAATAGAATCTCTGGACAATTAGCTGCTGCACAAGCTAAACTTACAGCTGCACGTCAGAATGACGATGCAAAATCTGAAACAGAAGCTTTAACAGCAATCTCACAACTAGGTTATGAACAAGGTAGACTAGCTGAACTTAAGACTCAAAATGAAATGAGAGAAAAGGCAGCTAAAGAAGAACCTAAACAACAGCCTAAAAATCAACAACAACCCGCAGCTCAGCCAGATCCAAAAGCTGAGGCATGGGCAAGTAAAAATGAGTGGTTTGGAACAGATTCAGCCATGACTTATACTGCCTTTGATCTTCATAGAAAATTAACAGAAGAGGAAGGGATAGACCCTAAATCTGACGAATATTATACGGAAATAGACAAAAGAATTCGTTTGGAATTTCCGCATAAATTTGATAAAACTGTTAGTAAACCAGTTAGCAAACCTACACAAACCGTTGCCTCTGCAACGCGTAGTCCAAAGGCTAACGCTAAGACAGTGAGACTCACATCTTCTCAAGTAGCAATTGCTAAAAAATTAGGTGTGCCACTAGAAGAATATGCGAAACAACTTATGAACACGAAGGAGGCATAAGCATATGGAAAAGAACAAAACGCCAAATCGTGCGAGTCAAACTAAAAAAAGTGATACAACAAAAGTTGCATCACAAGCCTCTCAGACGAAAGTCAAAGAGAGACCTAAAGTTTGGGCTCCACCATCGTATTTAGATACGCCCAACGCGCCGGATGGATTCAGACACAGATGGGTCAGGACAGAAATCCTAGGGTTCGTCGACACGAAAAACATACAAGGACGCTTAAGGTCTGGGTATGAATTAGTAAGAGCTGACGAATATCCCGAAGAAGACTTTCCCGCAATCGCTGATGGCAAATACGCAGGGGTGATCGGACACGGAGGCCTTGTGCTGACAAGGGTACCAGAGGAGATCGCGCAGCAAAGAGCTGACTACTATGCTAAACAAGCAGAGGAACAGCAGGCTGCAATAGACGCCGATCTTGCGAAGGAACAGCATAAGAGTATGCCTATCAATGTTGATAGAAGTACTCGTGTAACCTTCGGTGGCAAGAAAAGTTAGAATTCTTTAACAATTCGAAACCAGCGAAACAATAAACCGTACTGGAGGCCCGCAAGGGCAGGTACATATAAGGAGAAATGACTATGGCAAACTCATCGTCAACTGGTTTCGGAATGAAACCTGTAAAAATGGCGGGTCAGTCAGCAAACACTGCTGGACTAGGTGAGTATCCTGTGGCAGCAAACGCAACTGCAATCTTTAATCAAGATTTGGTTGCAATGGCTACATCAGGTACGGCAGCAGTAGCTGCAGCTGGTACAGAACAACTTTTAGGTTCCCTAAATGGTGTTTTCTTTACTAACACGTCAGATAGTAAGCCAACGTTCAAAAGTCACTTAGCAGGAAGTAATGCTGCTACTGACATTGTTGCACTTGTGAATGACGATCCTCATCAAATGTATGAGATCAGATCAAACAACGCCGGTGCATCAGCGCAAACGGACGTAGGTAATACAGCAGATATAGCATATTCTGCGGGTGCTTCACCGAACTTCATATCTAGATCAACTCTAAATGATAGTACGTTAAGTGATTCAGCATCAAAACAAGTAAAAATCGTGGGTGTTTCAAGAGACCCTGATAACAATGATCTCGCATCAGCAAATGTTGTGTGGAGAGTTGTAATCAGTGAACATTTCTTTAAACAGCACGTAGGCGTATAATAGGAGTATAACAACATGGCAATATCACGTAATCAACTAGTCAAAGAACTAGAGCCAGGTTTGAATGCACTATTCGGCCTGGAGTATAAACAGTATGATAATTTACATACTGCTATATACACAACTGAGTCATCTGACAGAGCTTTCGAAGAGGAAGTAATGTTATCAGGATTCGGTCAAGCTAAAGTAAAACCAGAAGGTTCTGGAGTAGAGTTTGATAAAGCTCAAGAAACTTTCACAGCAAGATACACTCACGAGACAATCTCTCTTGGGTTCGCTATCACTGAGGAAGCAATTGAGGATAACTTATACGACAGACTTGCTTCTAGATATACAAAAGCATTGGCAAGATCTATGGCTCAAACTAAACAAGTTAAAGCAGCGTCTCCATTAAACAATGGATTCAATGGTAACTTTAAGTCTGGTGACGGAAGCAATTTATTTGCAACTAATCA